CTTGGAAATCGAACTCACTTTCGACGCCATGCCCCTGCGTCGCATGCTCAGCAAGCTCGTCCGCGACCAGGTCCCCTTTGCGATCGCCTTGGCGCTGAACGACGTGGCCTTTGAGGCCAGGCGGGAGGTCGTGCGCAAGCTGCCCGAGCACTTCACCGTCCGTTCAACCCATCCCGGCAAAGGCATGCGCGTACAGAAGGCCAGGAAGCGAACGCCGGTGGCTGTCGTCGGCTCGGTGCGGCCGTACATGCGCTCACAGGCGCTCGGTTCGACCGAGCGCCCTCAGAGCTCCGGGACCATCGCGGTGCCCGTCGGGGCCCGCCCGTCTCCGGAAGCCAAGACCACGCGAGGCAAATGGCCCGGCGCGATGCTCCGGAAGCGGGGCTACTACGTCGCACCGACCCGGAGTGGAGTTCCCGGGGTGTGGCGCCGACGCGGGAAGCGCAAGCCGCCGGAGCTGATGTGGATGTTCGTCAAGGAAGTGAAGATCGAGCCGCGGTGGCCGCTCGGGGAGGATGTCTCAGTCGCGGTGCGCAAAGCGTGGCCGAAGGCCGCCGAGGCGGCGCTCCGCAGGGCGATCGCGACCGCCAAGCCGCGCACCTGAAGATCGCGCGTTCCGTCCTCGAGGGCGAGTGCCCGCACTGGCCGAGCTCGCACAGTGCCCGCACTCCCCTCGAGCACGGAAACCCCGCATCACGGTCGCACGTAGCAGAGTGCCACCGCCGTTTCGCCGTCGGTCGGTCGGACCGACAGGCATCTCACGGCCGCGCTAAAACGCGACACCTTGCCTTTGGCGGCCCGGGTCCCGATGCCGTCGTCACCGGCGAGCACGACGTCGCCGGGGCGTACGGTGTCGTCGACCTCGACCAGGAGCCGGCCGAGATAGCCCACGGCCGTCCACTCTTCGGGGCGCTCGACGCGCGGGACGTAGGCTTGCGCGCCGTCGAAGTTCTCGACCCGCGTGACGACCTCGCGGTCGAACCGCCGCGCATCCTCCGGGATCGGCGTCGGCGCCTCGGCCAGCGGTCCGCTGTAGCCCGGGCGCGTGACCTTCGGCGTGCGGTCGACCTCGACCAACCGCGGCCACCGCACATAAGGAACCTCGACGGTCTTTCGCGTCTTGCGCCCGACCTTCACCTTCCCGCGGCGGCTCCGCCGGTACTCCTCCCGTTCCTCGAGCACCTTGACCCGCTCGAGCCGGGTGTACGTCGTCGCATCATCCGGCACCGGGATCGGGGCGTCGGCCACGGGCCCGTTGTAGGCCTCGCGCAGCACGGTGCGCGTCCGCTTTCGGCATCGCTCCGGCCAGCTGACGTAGGGGACGGTTTGCCGCACCGGCCGGCCCCACCTGTCGACTTCGTTGCGCCCGGCCCAGCCGGTGGGTGCAGCGTTCATGAGCAGAGCCGGCGCGACGCTCACCACGCCGAGCAGGTCGTCGCCCGGTCCGGCGAGCCGAACCGCGTCGCCAACCTGCGTGACCAGGCGGCCGACCTCGATGACGCCAGGCACTTCGTTGGGCCACAGCTCGGCGACATCGGCGCCGCCGGCTCCGAGCGTGCCATCGGAGAACATGTCGCCCGTAGCCGAGTTGATCCGCCAGGTCAGCCCCTTGTTGCTCAGCCCGTCTGGCGTAATGGCTCCGCCACCCTCATCGCCACCGCCGATGTTGTAGGCCGTGATGAGCTCGGCGTCTCTGGATGCGCATAGGACGGAGTTCTCGCCGCTCGCGGCGGCACCCTGCGCGCCGGTACCGCTGCCCTGACAGCTGAGCACGGTCGATTGCGCGGCCCGTGCATAGGCGCGTGCCGAAGCCGCCGCCAAGGCGTTCGCCGCCTCGGCCTTGCAGGAATCGGCCGCCACTGCGGCCGCCTCATCGCCGCTGACTTCGCACCCGTTGGTACCCAAGGCGCCCGTCCGGGCGCCGGTGAGCGTGGTCGACAGCGACCCGGCACCGAACGACTGGTCGCCCTCGGCATGCGTGTCGTCCGATGCCACAACACCGGCCTGTTGCGCGTCCGCATGGGTGCTCGAGTCCTTTGAGCCACCGACGAAGCTCTCGTCGGCGTCGACGTCGCAGGTGTGACAGCCGGCGGCCGCCGACCGGTCACCGTCGGCCGTGGTCGAGACACTGCCGACGACGGCTGAATCGTCCCCATTTGCGCCCGATAGACCGGAACCGCCGACGAAGGATGCATCGCCCTGCGCCCCGCACAGTTGGGAACCCGCAACGGCCGACGCCACGCCCTGCGCCCGGCTGTCCTGCGAGGCCAACAGCGCGCGGGTCTGCTGCGTGCTCGTCGTCCCGGTGTCGGTGGCATCCGCTTCGATCCCCTTGACCGATTCGAGCACGTCACCGACCTGGCCGTCGTCGAGCGGGTCGAGCGTCACACCGAACAGCTCGACCAGGTTGGCGAGCTCCTGCATCGGCATGTTCATGCTATCCGGATCGAGGATCGTCCCCTCATCGACGCCCGGCGTGCCGTCCTTGAAGTACCCCGCTGCGTTGGGCCCGTCGGTGTAGGCCGGAAGCGTAGGGGTGTTATCGACTGCTTGGGTCCGGTTCATTTCATGCCTCCGAGAAGCGGTAGTGGATCACCATGTGCGCATGCGTGATTTGATTGAGCAGGCAGGCCAAGGCCGCATGTCCGTATGTGGCCAGGCGGTCACCACACCGAGCCGCGCCAACGCGGGCGTAGTGCGGCGGGTGTTCTTCGGTATCGACGAACAGAGTGAACGCGAAGCCCTCGTCGGTGAGGCGGTCACCGCAGCGCGCGGGACCGACCCGCGTCATTTTGGCCCGCGTGATACTGACTTCGAAGCCCAGCCGGGCGCATGCGCGCTCGAGGAATTCGATGGTCGGCGCCTCCTCGTCGTCTGCATGCAGGCCAAGCCACGCATGCAGCGCCTTCTGCTGCTCAGCTTCGGTCTCGCCGGGCTCACAGAGTTCGAGGAACGCAAGAAACGCCCCGAGCAGCTCACTCATGGTTCTCGGGTCGGCCTCGTCGATGAGGTCGTGCGCACGACTGTCGAGGCGGCCGAGCTCCTTCGAGACGGCCGTCAGGAAGGCATCAACGCGCGTGCCGTCCGGCCGCCAGGCCGAGCCGCCAGGCAGCAGCCGTTGCAGCAGGCCGTGATAGTCCTCCGCCTGCAGCCGAGGCGGGATCGCCGGCCCGGTCACGCCCATGTGATGGTGCCCAGCACGGCCAGCTCGAGCGCCGTCAAGCCTACGTGGGAAGTCCCGGTAGCGTCACCATCGACGTCGGTGAGCTCATATTCCTCGGCACCGCGCCCCACGGCCTGACGCAGCGTCGAGTTGCGCACCGTGGTGTCCGGGCCGCCAGCACGTTGGAACAGCGCGTTGAGTTCGGCCGTCACCGCATCGCGCTTGGCCGTCGTGTCATCGTAGAGTGCGAGGGTTACGTCGACGGTGCGTGCGACCACCGCTTCGACGACGAGCTCATCGACGGAGTGTGGCATCCGCGCTTCGAGATAGGCGGCCACCGCGGCGACCTGACCGACGCTCGGAACCGCCGACAGTGGGTCAGCACCATCCCATCGCACGGCGAATCGAACGGTAATCTTCCCCGGCGCGGGCGTCGCGCGGAAGACCCAGACCCGATGCACCACCGCCAACCCATCGGAGCCAACCCCCAACGACTCGATAGCCCACCGCTCGAAGTCGCCTGGCGCGCCGCCGAGTAACGGCCGACGGAACGCGGCCACGTAGCGCGCGCTCAGGGCGTCTTCGTTTTCCGCATCGCTTCCGTCCTCCATCGAGACAACGGAGACGCCACTCTCGAGCACTCCGGCGATCGGCGAGACGAGCTCGAGCTCGGTGTCCGGATCGGCATTCCCCGCGCTCCCGATCTCGACGGCCTCCGCAGCCAGCTCCACGAAGCCACCGGCGATCGTGCCCGCGGCAGTCGTTTCATACTCGACCCCGTCGTCGCGACGGGCTCGCACCCCTTCAGCGACGTCCGTCCCGTCGGTGCCTTCGAAACGGATCACTCCGGAGGACCTCGCGCCGGGTTGCTCGTCGAGGCCAAAGACGCCGAAGGCCATCCGCCGAAGGATGGGACCGCGCTGGCGGTCCGGCAGCAGGTTCCCTGCCACGTGGGCGGTGAATGCATACAAGCTCCAGAACGCACCAGCCACCGCGGTCATCGCGCCTTGCCACGGCGGGAGGCGGGCGTCCGCTCCGATCTCGGCCTCGAGGTCGGCTTGCATCCGTTCGGTGACGTCGCGAGGCGACGGCGTGTTCCATCCCGTATCAGCCATTGACGCTCTCCCATAGCGACGCCCAGGCGCTCGCAGCGCCCCGCCGAATGTCGATGTTGATGACGATTCCACGCCGGCCGGCGACCTCGGCCGAGACGTTCACCCGCTCCGCCGTCTCGAGGTCGTCGACGAGCCAGGCCAACGCCTCGGCCGCCGCCGTCCGGACCCGTTGCGCGAGCGTGGCCGTGACAGGCTCGGCCCTCAGCGCATGGATCGTCGAGGCTCGGACGGTGCGAATCGAGTGTTGCCAGCTGCCCGCTCGCGGCAGTCCGTCGGTCGGGGCGTCGGTGAACAGGCTGGCCCACACGACCTGCGCGAGCGTGGTCCGGCCGCTACGCGCCGGCAGCAGCTCGAAGGCGGTACCCTCGTCAATCGGCCGGCCGTCGAGCCCGAAGCTATAGCGGCGGACACTCATTCGGTCTTGACCTTGGAGCTGACGTGCGAAGCGCTCATGAGTGAGTCCGGCGTCGGCGTGCCGGTAAGCCCGGCGGCCGTTCCGCCGGTGTGCTTGTGACCGTTGAACAGGGTTTGAAACGCGCTGCCCTTGATGACCGCTTCCGCGGCGCCCTCCCCGAGCTCGATGGTGTCCGCCTCGATGACGATTCGGTCGCGCTTGATGTGCACCTTCTGGCCCTGGTCGTCGTGCAAGGCGACCTCGCCCTTGGCGCCGAGGGTCAGAAGGAAGCGGCGGTCCGTCACGTTCAACACGATCCCGTTGGCTCCATCCGCCCCGAGCTTGGCGATGACGGCCTCGGCGCCATCCTTTGGCCAGACAGATAGGCCATAGGTCGAATACAGCGGCAGGACATCCGGCCGGCCGCGCCGCACTTGCACGTGCACGCGCGGCAGCCCGTCGGCGAGCTCGACGGTGACCACAAACGCTCGGACCAACAGGCCCCGTACGGCGTCCCAAACCTTCATCGCAGCAGCCCTCCGACTCGCTTGATCACGGCGCTCACTGCGCCTTCGCTCCACCAGCTCACCGCGCCGTCAGCCGGACGACGTCGGCGGCTCCGTCGCGGCTTCTTCTCCGGCACGGGCCGGTACCCATCGACGGGCCCCAGTTGCAGGGTGGTCCGAGTCCCGGTGTCTCGCGTCTGTGTGTAGGTGCACGTCACGATGACGAACTCGCCCGACACGCCGAGGAGCGGGTCTTCGACCGGCACGATGGTGTTCGGCTCCCAGAGTTCGCCCCCGGCGTGTGTCCAGCCCTCGACGGTCTGCACGATGGTCGTGGCCTGGCCGAGGCGGGTGGCGGCTTCCCACCGAACTCGCTCGGCGCAATCGGCGGCGCTTGCGCCCTGTTCCGGCGTCACCTCCAACGGTCGATAGCGGCCGATCGTGCCGTCGAAGACCTCGGCATAGTGGTCGACGGTGCCCTCGCCGAAGGCCGTGTCGCTCGTGGCCACCGCCGCGCGGCAATGGTAGGAAGAGAACACGCCCGCGGCACTGCACTTGAGGGACGCCCGGCCGATGGTCCGCTCCGGCGTCAGCTTATCGGGCACCACCTTGGAGCTGACGCGCCCGACGACCAGGTCGCCCG